TGGAAGCAAGGGTCCACTACCGGGCAACGGGCACAGAACGACAACGCGACCGCCTCGTAGCGTTCCTCGAAAAACACTTCGGCCCGCTCACCACGGCACGCCCCGTCAAGTTTCCACTTGTGATCATCGAGAAAGCCGCCCATCAGCCTTGCTGATCCGCATTAGTTGACGTTGAGCGTCGGACAACACCGGTTCGGTAGCTGCCTGCGTTTCCCGCCTCGCAATGTCTAACGCTGTTTGCCACGCTTGCCTACTCGACCATTTCCAGCACCGTTCTAATGCCCCAAGTATTGTTTCACGGTCGAAGCCTGCTTCGATAGATTCTTCGATTCTTTTCACGATTGTTTCCTGACGGGTACTACCCAGCAGGGGTCTACAGTCAGGGATCGCCCGCCACGCTTGGAACAACCGTTCAGCCTGAGCAGCAGGGGCCAGCGAGTCGTATCCGTCGAACAGGACCGGTTCATTCGCCATCGGGCACCCACCGACCAGACGCATCAACGCGTTCCAGGTAGTCTTCTAGCATGCCCAGCACCCGGTCAACGTCGAACAGGGTGTACTGATAGTCGTTGACGGCGCGTTCCAGGTTGCGAAGTTCAGCCAGTAGTTGCCGCCTCGTCTTGAACCAGCGGGCAACACGCTTCACGGCGTCATCTCCACGAACTGATCCAACGACATGACCACATACGACCGGCCCACATGGTCGTTACGCCGCTTCACAACCACCACACCGAACGGGACTTGTGCGTTCACAGCTTCGGCCTCTGCTTCACGGACGAACGACCCGAGTTTCTTCGACCAGTCCTTCACGTTCTTACATTCGATGGCGAAATCAGGAACACCGATGATGTCGCCCCGGTCCAAGGCCCCATGCTGGGCGCGGCGTTCCACCTGATAGGGCTTGTGTTCGTTGATGTAGGCGACAACCTCAGACTCGAAGCGTGTACCTGACCGTTTGTTCGCAGAAGACGACATGGTTAGAACGGTTCTTCCTCATCGAGGGTCAAAGTCTCAACCTCATGCTTCGCCTCGCGGATTCGCTCCCGGTCAGACATGCCGTTGCTGTCACCGTCAGCGGGGAACCGGGACACAGGTTTCGCCACCGAATCAGCGGTGATCTTGAACTTGCGCCTGGTTTCACCCTCCTTGTTTGTCCACTCGTCCTCCTGTAAGCGGCCGACGAAAGAGATGTAGTCGCCTTTGTGGAGTTCTTCTGCGATGTTCTCAGCGAGATCACCCCACGCTTCAACATCTATCCACAGGGTTGTCTTCTCGCCGTCACGGGGAGTCCGGTTAGTGGCAGCAACCCTCAGCCCCACCACCGGGCGGCCCGCCGCGGTTGATCGCAGGTCCGGGTCTTGACCCAGCCGGCCTTCGCCTTGAATCCGTATCATTGTCCGTTCTCCTTCGGGGCTGCGGCAAGTTCCTCCAAGGTGTCGAAACTCGCGTTGATTGCTTCGATCTCTGCGTGCGTCTTGATGTCAGACGCCTTCTTGACCGGGCGGTCAAGCACCTCCGAGGCTACAGAACGCAGCCCGGCAGGGGTGACGCCCATGTCTTTGGCGCGTGCAGCGAGCTTCTTCAACTCGTCGCCCACGCCTTCCTCGGAGGGAGTGGCAGCAGGACCAGAGGTTGAAGGGGGAGAGGGAACGCCCCGCTCTGGCCCCGCCGCCGTGTCGAAAGTGGATTCGAGGGATTCGTCACTAGCAAGATACAGCGCCACGCCGAACGCTTGAAGGGCTTTCTTCAATGCGTCGCTGACCGCCCCCTTGTATTCATGTCCGAGGTCGAGGATCGCACCAGCCCTAGTGTGTTTGATCTGCTGGCCTCCGAACCCGTCACGCATCGAACACCCTCCATCGCTGTCGCTGTGCCGAGAGGTCGCGGACTTTGACAGGGACGGCGTGCGTGCTTCCCCGTTGGTCACGGTGACCCGGACATGGGCGATGATCCAGTCGTCGTCCCGGTGGGTTGACATCACCTGGTACGACCAGTCGAACCCTAAGACCTCGTTGGCCCGGGCGATCACGGAACTCACAGGAATGTAAGTGAGTTTCACCCCGCCTTTACTCAGGCTGGATTCGATTTTCTTCGGAAACTTTGCTGCCAACTGTGCAAGCAGGTCAGGTTTTTCTGCCATTATTTCACCCTGTCTTTCTTTCGATCTATCTTTGTTTGACACACATCACAGAGTCCTTCGTACCGTTTGATAGCCGGGCCACCCATGAAATGTCGCACACATTGAGGGCACTTCCACCACGCATTTTTCGCCCAAACCTGTTCGGTCATGTTCCCCCCGCAACCTTTTCCAACGCACGCTGGCGACGTAGAATACGTCGCTGCCTCTCACTTGTGCCACCCCACACACCGAACTTCTCACCGTTCTGAAGTGCGAACTCCAAACAGGCCACCCGGGCATCACATGTTTTGCAGATTTCTTTGGCTTCCCGGGGGCTGACGCCCAACCCGGGGAAGAAAAGGTCAGGGTCCACGCCTCGACAGGCGGTCATGTCGCGTTCTCCTTGCTGGTCCACGCTTCAAACAACTTGGAGATCGCCCGGTAGGACACTTCAACGTCGTGGATAGCTTGCTTGCGGGCCTTCCGGCGGTCACTTCCCAACATCCACCCCGTCGCGGCCACACCGAACACGACCCCGGAGAGAACGTATACGCACGCGTCAACAACCTGTTCAAACATCACGCCGCCTCCGGGTCAACGGTGTCCACCGGAGGATTCCAGGTGCCGCGAACATTGTCTGTGGCGACCTCAACGGGGACCGCCTCCACCGGGAGGGCCGCACAGTCGCTTCGGTGACGGCAGTAGCGACAGTTCCACGGTTGCTCCTTGGAGCCTCCCTGATAGCGCGGCACCGGGTCCACATGGCCGTGCCCGGGGACATACCGTTCAGGGATCATCCCAGCTTTGACCTGCTGGTACACACCGGTCATCCGATCAAGTTCTTCGATGACGAGTTCGTGGAGGGTGCGGTCGTAGGGTTCCACCACTTCGTCCATGCCGACGTAGAACTCCAACATCATCCCGGGTAGAACACCGTCCCGGTAACTTGTTTCCTTCGATATGTAGGCGAGGCAAACACCGTCGGCCTGCAAGCCAGCCGCGTAGATGCCGCTCTGTAGGAGATGTTCGATCTTCGGGCCGGGCGGTTCACCTTTGCCGCCTTTCAACGCCAACTTGAACGGGAACGCACCCATCGTCTTGATTTCGACAACCACGCTCTTGTTGCCTTCGATCATCAAACCGTCGGCGTGGCCGGACAGGTCGTACCCGAATGGCCGCAAATCGCATTTGACCTCGGATTGGAAGTCGGGCCACAAGGCGTGAAGCCCCGTCTGCACCCGTTCATGCATGGCGTGTCCAATATGGAAAGCCAGCAGAGTCTCGTAGGGCATACGCTCACATTCGGCCACCCGGGCCACCTCGAATCCGAGTTGCCGGGCGCAGTTATGAGCGGACGATCCGCGGAGCGCAGTCCCGCAAGCTGTGGGCCGCGGCCCCTCGCGTTCCCGTTCTTCCCGCAGGAAGCGGTCAAGGGTCGCCTGGATGACGCCTTCTGATTCTTGCACAGTATCCCTCTCTCTTGTGGTGCAGTCGTGCTGCTTGTCCTACAAGAATAGGGAACTCCTGTGTCAGAGTCAAGTATGGGGGCAGTTCAGGAGCATCCGCTTGTCTCACCACACGCTGCACAAACCATGCACGACCCGGATCGTTGCATCGGTGCCCCGCAGAAATGGCACGGATAATCGTGGCTTCCGCTCACAGGGCAACTGCCCAAAGAAGTGGTCGTGGTGAGGGTTTCTGCGGTCATCGGGACTCCTGAGAGGGGATAGTTGGAGACACGACCCTAGCAGACGCCTTCGCCCGAAGCGTGGGGGGGGGAGGGCAGGCTGCCCGTCTGAACCACCAGCGCAGGCACCGGCTGTGACCAGCAGCCTTACCTGCCTCCCCGCCCCTATGTCAGTTCGCTAACGAGGCGCTCGCCTTGTCGCCCGTCTGCTTGGCGAGCATCGCCTTGATCGCTGACAGCACCGCAGCACCAGCCGCGATGCCGGCGCTCTTAGCACTCGACAGGTCTGTGAGAACGAACACCGCCAGGAAGCTTTGCAAAGCCGTGGCGACCAGTCGTTCGATCATGTCCTTTGTGAATGTCATCGTTACCATTTCTCCTTCTTCCGATCCAACACATGAATCGGAGCTTGAATACTTACACCGTGTTTAGGCGTCACCACCATGAACGCCTGTTGTGGAACCTCCGCGGCAAACCCCGCTATCGCCGCGTAACTATCAAATCCTTTCAGGCTTCCGTTGACGACCAGCCCGGCGCTCGCAGCCATCACCAACTGGTGCCAATGGCCCATAATCAAAATGTCGTGAGGCTTGTTCACCTGCAACCGGTATTGCAATCGTTTGATCGGCGGCCAGATCCCACCAACACCGCCGCCTCCTTTCGCAGAGTCACCATGCGTGAGAAGAAACCTTGTCGAATAAACGCTGAACAGGCAGTCGTGCGACTCCGGTATCTGCCAGGTCACGTTGCCTGCACCGCTTACCTGTTGTGCCGAGTGTACCAGTAGCCAGTCCCACGAATCCCGGGCGCGGCCCGCTGTGCGAGGCTTGATCGTCAACCGTCCGTGGTTGCCGACCACCGAGACAACGTGGACTTTCGGGAAATGTTCAGCGAGAAAATCGACACACCCGGCTACCTGCGCGGCCCAATGGGCGACGGTAACCGGGGCATACGGTGTCTCGTTGTGTTGCGCGAGGTCATGTATCGTTCCCGATACGAGATCCCCGCCGAGCGCCAGCACCAGTCCTTCGATTTCCACGCCAGCTACATAGTCCCGTGAGAGTTCAACGACTTTCTCAGCGAACTGACGTAGCCTGAGTTCAGCTATCCGACGGTCATACTTGTTCAACCCGTTTTCTTCGAACTTGATGACCTCATCGAAATGGCAGTCGGAGAGCATGGCGACAATCGTTGCCGCCGACCGTTTCGTCTGCTTCGGCGTCAACCATTTCGGCGGGTCCAACCCGGCGGCCAGTTCATAGGTGTCTACCCGGATGGTCAGATCGTCCCGCTCCGATGTGAGCGTTTTGACCTGTTCACGGGCGACAGCCAACTCGGCTTTCGCTTTGACCGCCTGGTTTTCCAACCGGCCCATGCGCCCGGTCAGCGCGGTGAGTTCAACGAACTCGTCTAGGGATTCAGTCAACAGTCTGCTGCTTGTAGCGTTCTGTTACCAAGGTTTGACATTTCCCGGCGGTGGCGTCCTTGTACCCGATCTGGTTCAACCAGTCGGCAATCACTTTCGCCCCGGCGTTGGAAGCCATGATCTGCGCCTTGATGTTCTCAGGGAGTTTGTCGCTCCACCGTTCACCGCCAGCGTTGCGCTTCGTAGCCGTGAACTCTGCGAGGCTTACGGCACCGTCAGCATCCGACACAGAAGGATGCCTTCCCAGAAAGACCCGTCGTCCGAATACCGGATCGGAGACATTTCAATATCTTCAACGGTGACAGTCTCAGACCTGTCTCCTTCTTGGAAGGTGACAGCCTGTGCGGAGGTAACCAGGTCGCGCAGATGCAGATATTCTACCTGAGAATCAACCCCGGATGGGGCACCCGCACCAAAACTGGTGGAAACACGGCTCTGAATGACCAGTGGGGCAATGATTTCTTCTACCCTCTTTGGCTGCGGCCGGGCGTGAACAGACCAGCGTTCCAACGTGGGTCCAACCGTCGTGTCCGTGCCCCGAGCCAAAGTGACTGTGACGGTGAAGGTTTCCGACGCCGGATCAGACGCCGTGTAGGCAGTCTCCGCTCCGGTCCCGGTCAACACCATCGCTGTCGAGTTGTTTTCCTCATCGACCAGAGTGAGAGTCGTTGTCCCATTGGTGCCCGGGCCTAAACCCCGGTAGTTGGTGTCGCCGTCTGCGTAGTCGAGGCCGGCCGTCCGGTAGTCGATACCGGCCCCGGCCAACCCAGCGGTTGACTTGTCGAACCGGCCGGACACGGCACGGGTCACCTTCTGCGCCGAAGTGCCGAACGTGACCACCCCGGAAACCAGTTCCGCGCTAGCTGAAAGAACCCCGGCGGTTGATTCCCCGTAAAGCTCCCCGTTGCTGTCGGTGAACAGCACTTTGTTCTCGAACACTTCGATACTGGTGACGTTGCCGTAAGAGTCAGAGTCGTGGGCGAGGAACCGGCAGTAGGCAGGAACCAGAGTATCCACGAAGATCGTCAGATCAGCCTTCCAGGTATCACCGTTAGAGGTGCCCCAGTAGGCGTACTGGCCGGAGATCCTCGTTGAGTGGGCTTTCCCGCCGTCGTCTATCACCGGGCCGAAGGTCACGGACTGCTGGTCGTTGGTGTTGATAACCCCGAAGCGGACACCAGAAGAAGTACCAACCACCATCAGTTCCCCGAAGGTGTCTATCGAGAACGGCCCGGAGAATGTTTCACCGACCGGTAGGACACCGGCTGGCACCGGGTGGGCGAGCGAACCGTCGGTCGCTGACACGCCTATCGCGTACAGGATGCCTTGCCCGTTGTCGTTGTAAGCAGCGTAAAGAGCTTGCGGGCCGCCTTTGATAGCCACACAGGTTCCAGCCAGGGTCTTGTCGAAGGTCAAAACCGTGCCAGACGAGTTGAGTTCCACGATGCGGG